CGCACTGGTGTTGTCGTTCGACACAGCGCCCACCCGGTAATAAATCTGTTCGTTCAGCCGGGTGCGGTAGACCACAATTTGCACATCGCTTTTACGGGTGAGCTTCAGGTACGGAATCGTGAGGACCACAGTCGGTGTGGCCGGGTCCACCGTCACCTTGGTTGGGTAGCTTGGTGGGCTGCGGTGCAACTGGCCTCGGCTGTCTGACCACTCATATACCACCACGTAATTGTGGTCGCCTGCATCGACAGCGCCACCTGCCGACTGGGACACCGAGATGCCCTCCGGCCATTGCATGAATCCGTGTTCAACTATTTGGGCGCCATCGTACATGTACGGCACACCGCCCGAGATGTGCACGTCCTCGCCCAAGGTGGTCATTTGATACTGCTGCGATGCTGTGAAATCGACCTTGAGCCGGGTCACTCCTGTGGCCGAGTACACATGGGAGGTTGCATCTGCGCGAAGCTCCGTCTTCTCCAGAACAGACGTGTAGAACACGCCGTCTGCCGTTCGGCTCACCTCGGGAAGCTGCTGGCCTGTCGCAAAGCCCGTGCTGCCACAGACCGTGTCCAGGTTCTTAGCTGTCAGGATTCCATTCGAGTCCAGGAGGTACACTGTGCTCTGAAAGGCGCTTTGCGATGCCACGAACACGTAGCCTTTGCCGTTGTACGCAAAGCCCTTCGTGATAAGGCCAAGGCCGCCCAGTGCACGCCGCTGGTCGAGAACAGTGGAGCTTACCGTCCCAGCATCTATGACCGCCTGCCTATATTCAATGTATCGCTGACCGCCAGCTAGCAACTCGTACCATAGAACGACCGTGCTATTGTTTAGGAACACAGCGGCAGTAAGGTTGCCGCCAGATGTCCCTGAACCACCGATGGGCCAACTGGTGCCGCCTGTGACGCTGGTCAGAGTGCTATCCCACGCGACCAGAGACCAGCCATCATACGCGCTGCAGCGCGTCCCGTCTTCACTAACGAAGCACGTAAGGTGCTCGCCTGGGTGGCCTGTATCGCCCCAGATCTGGCTGCCCAGCTGGCTGTAGTCCGCCGTGCTAATAAGCCGCGAGATATTGCGCCGGATTCCACTAACCATAATTTGGTAAGTAACCAACAAGTTGGACCCGACCGCACACGCGTCAAAGAGCGTGTTCACGTTGTCGCTTGTGAGGTTGTACCCTTCTGCATAGCTCGACGGGTTGGAGATAGGCAGCCGGCGCACCATAATGTATCCCGCACTTTGCACAGTAAAGAGATACAGTGCGTCAGTCCCCGCGATGAGCTGCGGGTTGCTGTCCGTTGCACTGATGGAGACATCTGCCTGATAAAAGGTGCCTGTGCTGATGTCCATCACGCTGGACCGCACACCTCCCCGGCTGTCAGTCCACGCAAAGGCCATGATGCCGCCCGTAGCGGCACTTGCAGGGGCTGTCTGGACAGCCGCATTGGAAACCACTCGGCTCTTTGTGCTTTCGGCGCTGGCTATGTAACCTCTGTTCAACCATTGGGCGTTGGCTGCGGAATAGCTGTAAAATGTGCTATTATCGACGAGAAGAAGCTCATCACGCACAGAGCCCAGGGATACGCCGGACGAAATGGTGGCGGCAGACCCTGATACCGTCTGTCCCATGCTCGCCCAGCCGTACCGTTTTCGCACAGCTCCATTTGTCGAAAACACACCATTCTCGACAGCAGCCATGGCGCCAGGCTCAAGGAGCTTGCTGTCGCTCTTTGTATCGATCCCCACATAGAGTGGGACGTGCATAAACTGTCGCTGTAAGGGCATGTTAGGGCAACGTGTTCGGCGCGCCAATGACAACAACGCTAAAGGGGCGATCCGTTGCGCTACTAGTCGCAGAATCGCGCAACTGGACCTGCAGGTTTGACGAGTCCACAAAGGAGGTCGTTACAATCGTGCTGGTCAAGTCTCCTGTGACTGTGGCTATAACCGCGCTGTCCGTGCTGACAGGAACGCGGAAGGTGATGGTGTAAAGTCCAGTTCCACCAGAGTGCGTCACATTCTGCACATTCCAAAAGGCTGGTCGCGTCCCATCGCCATTTACCCGTGTCCAAGCCACAATGGCATTGCCTGCATGCCGCGTCACAAGGTCAGCAGAACTGGCTGGCAAGTAGCCTGCCGTGGTGAAGACGCCCTTCTCAGCCCAGACCTGTAGATAGCGGGCGCCCGTGCTGCCCAGCGATATGCTTCCTGAGGAAGAAGGTACAATACCACCGCTTACCGTTACACCGGCAAGCGAGACTGAGGATGTGACAGTTAATGAATCAGCATAAACATTGGCCCATCGATTGCTGGATCCACCGAGCGTGTAGGTCCCTGCAGAAGGGAACATATTGCCCCCAACAGATACAGGGGCTGTGGTTGCATCAGCGGTACAGGCTAATCCTACCTGACCAGAACCGTTCACCTCCATACCGGCACTTGCCAAGGACCCATTGAAGGCGCCGCTCAACCTGACATATCCCGCCGATGGGTTGGCCGCCACCCGTGCGAATGTCAGAGCGCCCAGGGACGTGGTCGATGCAGCAGCCCCACTAGCACTGCTGACATAGAACTGTACACGACCGCCGAAACCAGCGGAGGCAGTACTCCCTGACGTTTGCCGCAGCCGCAGGGACATGATTTCGGATAGTGCGGTACTTTGCAGCACCGTTTGGTGGATATCCATGGCACAACTGGGGCTGGCTGTATTGAGCCCCAGGCCCAGCATGTTGTTGTAGCCAAGCGGCATAGCCGACATGGTGTCGGCGAATGCAGTCGATGCTGCGGTATCGGCAAGTGCCAGTGTCCAGCCAAGATTGCTATTTGAATACTGCTGCCATCCGCCGGCGGTGCTCCCAGCGACAGCGTTGCGCAGCGTCAGCTTTGCCCCAGCCGTGACAGAGCTGATGTTTCCCGCCATGATATGAGCATGGACAGTCGAGTCATACGTTGGCGAGTTACTGGTAAAGAAGGCGAATGTGGTGTCCGCATTCTTGTAATACAGCGCACCGCTCGTGACGTAGTCGCCAATAATCGCCCCGGAGATGGCCGACAGGGCGAGCCCAGTGGATGTGGCTATCTTCACATTGCTCGTGGGGCTGACATAATAAAGCTCGCCCAAGGAGTTCGTGGCCAATCGCCCGACGGACGCCGCTTGGGTGGGGAGGGACCCCTGTTGCTGCAGCTCAACGAACTTTGCACCCGTGATGGCCTGACCGCCCATCGTGAGCGATGTGTTGTAATTGAGGTTCGCCAGCGGAATCTTCTGCCCGTTAACCCCATCCCCTGCGTGGTTATGGCTATCAATCGCGGTAATTGCCGCATTGAGTAATGTCGCCCAGTTTGGCCCTGCCGTAGACCCTACGGTTGGCAGAGTGATGCCCATATAGGTCGTGGCCATTCAAAACACCCAGAAGCTGGCCTTGGTGGCCGAGCCGGAATAGGTCAGGACTAGATAACGTTCAGGCTGCGTATTGGTGTCCGAAGCATCATACAGCCCGTATAGCTGGCCATTGGCCTTCGTGCATAGATAGCCCCGATATGCCCGACCCAACTTGTGCTCCAGCTGAAGAGGGGAACTCGTCAGTGCCACATCCTCGACCAGATGCCCATCTATAAGGGGGACTCTCAGAACCTGCTCAAGGGGCTCGGCAAGGTTCGCCTGCAGACGCACCAGATTCTGGTCTCGCAGGATGAGCCTCTGCACAGCCTTACGCACTTGCCGGCTCCACGTCTGCCACCTTATCAGGGTACGATATATTGCGATTCATCATCATGGCCTCAAGCTCCCGCTCGAAATCGCGCTTCATGGCCACCAGGGCACTGATGTCACTCTCTTCCTTCAAAGCGAGATTGATGGCCACGTCATAGATGATGTACTCCTCGGCACCATACGGGATGAACGTCGCCAGCGTATCGGTATCGAGCACAAGCGGGGTGCACTGCGGCACGTACCAGATCTCAATGCTGCCTGTGGAGGGCGTCGGTGCAACGTACAGCGTGTTGCCATTCAGGATACGGAACTGTAAATCGCCACCACCTGCGCCCACCGAGCGCATTGGCCCATACTGGCCGAACGCGAACCTCCGCATTGGGGTGGTGGTCCCGCCGGACACGTAATTGAACTGGCGCTCTTTGAAGAAATCCGTCGGCAGTGTGTACGTGTTGGTGCCAGCCACCAGAGGAATGGTGGCATTCGTTACAGTATAATCTTCATATTTTCCGACAAAGATATTGTGGAGCCGCGCATAGGCTACGTTGATGAGCTTCGTTATCTCGGCATCGCTTGCGAACTGACTGTTGACCATGTCAATTCGCTCACGGCACCTATTCCGCATGTCCAGCAACGTAAAAGCCATATGCGCGGCCTCAGCCCTTTACTTAGGTGCGACGCTGTTTTTCATCCACAACACAAAGTGGATCCTTGCGTTATTCGTGCTGGCGAGCGTAGCCAGAGCACCGCTCGTTACCGTGAATATCGCAATTGTCTTGGCCACAGGGTCATAAGCGCCCAGCTGCGGCGTCACACTCGATGCCGCATCTGCCTGGACAATCACATTCCCAGCTACAAAATCTGGGTATTTATCGTCCAGGGTAATGACCCACTTGCCAGCCGTGCCGCCATACGCCACTGAGAAGCGCGTACCTTTCACGGAGCTGCTGGCAACCGCACTTGTACCATTTGGCGTGAAGGACCCGGCAATCATCGTCGCGCCCTTATAATTGCACCCGTTGAACGGGATAAACATCTTGTTAGCCATCAGTGGCCTCCCGGTCAGTTAGGGTCAAGGATCCAAGGTCACGCGCACATTGTATCCGGGGGCATCGCACGCCAATTGCGCCCAGTACCGTGCACGCACCTGAATTGCGTCCGCTGCACCTTCTTGCAATGCACCATCCACGTTGCCGAGGGTCACCAAGTGGGGCACCGGCATCATGTGGTGCAACTTCCACGTACGCATATCCAGTAAGTATGCAGTAGTATTTGGACAATCTTTGTCGGCATAGATTTTGATGGGTCCGCCTGCCCCTTGAATCACGATGCTCGAGAAACCCACATTCGCAACCGTGGTGTCTTCATAGCGAACCTTGGTGCCGAGACTGAGTACCAGGTTGCTGACCTGCGCAGGATGCACAAGTCCAACACGGGGTTGGGCTTGCTCACGGAAAGCACGATAGGAGGCTTTGATAAAGGCTTCCTCGATGGGCATACCGGTTCCATCGAAACGAATGCCACCGAGCCGGGTTGGGTCAGCTGACCTATCCACGCCGAAAAAGTTCTCGCCAGAAGACGGGTTGGAGCTGGGCAGCCAGGCGTCCAATCCGGCAACTGCCGAGCTATTCGAGGTGGACGAGAAGCCGACGCCGTCGCCTGATGCCAACAGGTAGTCGCCAGCCGCGATGGCCGCGATACCCGTCGACCAGTTACCACTAGCCGTCAGAACGCCCGTGTCACGATTGACACCCACCAGGGTGACCGTCGCGCCAGCAGACCGCAAGGTGGGCGAGGTGCCATCAGACGGGTTGTTAGAGCTCGCCTGCAGGACCATACCCACTTCGAAATTGACCACATCCTCAACGTTGGCCAGCGTGATGCTGGTCGAGCCCACCGTGCTGCCTGAGCTAACCTGGCCGATTACGCCCGAGCCATTTCTAAACAAGCTGCGGCTCAGCGAGTTGGCGAGTACATTGAGAATACCGTCAACCTCAGACTGGCGCGCATCCAGGAATGCCGCTGCATCCTTGGAGCTCGCTACGATGGTCTCTTGGTCAATTTGCAGCGTGGCGTAGTCATGGCCGCGCTTCAGGGTCGGCTGCACGAACTGCGAAGCCGAGTTGGCGCGTGCAGCGAGAGCCGTCGAGAACGTACGGCTACGGCTCTGCGGATCCGCATAGCGCCAATTATAAGTTAGATTTTTCCCATAAAAATCGTCGACCTTCTCAACCATTGCGAGAAAGGGACGGT